GCAGATTGTCGTAAGGCGGGCTTGTTACCGTCAAATCAACAAATCCGTCTGGCATCCTTGCCATTGTGTCGAGGCAATTTTCATTATAAATTTTATTTACTTCCATCTTTCATCTCATTAACTAATTTCTCGTTTGCATCCACAATCTTGGGAAGAGGGGCGTTGCATCTTGCGCCCCTCTTCGTTCGGAAGTGTAAAGTGGACTCAGTTGTCCCAGGGGGCGTCCTCGTCCTCGTCGTCGTTGTCATCAGCAGTGTCGTCGCTCGCGTCTTCTTCTTCCTCCTCTGGAGCCTCAGCATGCGCAACTTTCTTGGCCTTCGGTTTCTCTGCAGCGGCAATAGTACGCTCACGCTTCTTGTAGCCCTTGATCTCGTTCGTGTCTTCGCCATCACTGTTCTTCACAACTCGAACGACAATTTCCATCGTGATGTTATGCAGTTGCTGGGTATCCTTCAGCTGGAGTTTGCCGCAAGCATGACAGATGGCGGACAGGTCGCGACGAGCAATCTCCTGAGCGGTAGCATTGTCATGGATGATATTCAGATAAGCCCACAGCAACCGACCCTTATAAGGGCCTTCCACAACAGTAAACGTGAGCTTCAGGTATTCCCCGTTCTTCTTGGCATTTTCTTTGCGCTCGGACTCAGTGATCCGCACCGCATATGTGCCGGCAGGGATCGCCTCAAACGAGTTGGACGGAGTGACCTGTGTCGCATCAAAAGTGAAATTAGCCATTATTCAGTTTCCTTCTTGGTTGTTTTGGCCTTCTTAGCCGCTTTCTTGAAATTCATATTACCAACAAAACCTTTCCATGTCATGGGAACCAGCTCAGGCATATCAAACCTGTTCTTGGCTATCAGCATCTCGGTACCTTCTGTCAGAAGAACCCGTTCACCACCGATGATTTGAGCAACACAAACAAAACCAGCCCAGCTGACAAATGTCTCCTGAAAATCTTCCGGAAGATTCGGTCCAATCTTGTTGATCTTGATTCCTTCGCTATCCAAGATTTCAACTTGGTGCATATGCGCGATAAGCAGCACTGCAATTCCACGATCTTTTATCCTGTTCAGTAATGGAATCAATTGCGTGTAAACCCGATTCTTATAAACGCTTTTGCCGTTGCCGTAACCACCATGGCTCTTGTTCAGCGTGCGACCGGCATCTTCTTGAGCGCCAGTAACGTCTTCTTCCAGTCGGCGCAAAAGCATGTCCACCGAATCAATGGCAATTACCTTGTAATCATGCTCACCACTCTCAACGGCAGTCAACCAGTCATGAATCTCTGCCCAAGAGTGCAATGTCGGAGTCCGTTCGCAAACGACATTGTCAGCACCACCTTCGCAATCGATGATCAGGCAGTTGGGGGCAGATGCTGCAAACGTGGTTTTGCCGACACCGGGCATACCGTATATGATCCCGGCAGGAGCTCCTGCTTCCGTCTCCTTTTTCACTAAATCAAATATGCTCATGTTAAATCTCCCTTACCATCTCAAAGCCTGTCGGCCATTCGTTGTGCTTACGGCATCGATGCAGCTCCACAAGCTCACGGTCAATATCGCACACAGCTCCTTTGATAGACGAATCAAGGGAAAAAACGCCAACACGGAATGGGATGCGTTTCTCAACAGCGACAATACGAGCCTTTACGTCATAATCCAAGCATCCAAAAGTGTAACATCGGAGACTCTGCTTAAATACCATGTTGTACAGGGCTGCTTGATGCACATACTGAAACCGGGCTGCGTCCTGCTCAAAGAAATTCAGGTCATCGCAGGTTTTCAGGTCAATCAAATACAGACCATAAGAATCAGCATTGATAGCATCAACCTTGATCTGGCAATTTACACTACAGACCTCAGTGCGAAATATGGTCTCGTACATATGTCCAGTAAGAAATGGAGCCGCTTCCGGGTGCGTCATAACGGAGTCGCGCATTGCATTCACTTTGTCATAATCGTCTTCACTGATAATGGGCTTCCCAATTTCAGCTTCATAGTCAGCCCAAGCCTTCGTTTCCTGCCCAAAAGGCTTGCCTGTTTTGGGATTCACAGGGCCACCCACAGCATAAGCATCCATGAATGCGCGGTCTGGTTCCAAAATCATCTTATGCGCCATCCGACCAAAACGAAATGATGGTGAATCAGCGCGTTCAATTACGCCGTTGATTGTCGCCCAGTACAGATACGGGGATTTCCGGAACGTGCTCAGTAGTGTCGAGCTAACATACTCACCGGAATATGCTTTGGCATGATAGGTTTCGTCATCTTCTGGTTCGCATCGTGCCTTCAGCACGATCTTTTGCCACAATGGCTTGTCGGTCGGGTTCTGTTCTTTCATTTTAGTTCTCCTTGCCTACATAGGCCTTTAGGTCGCCATAACGAATATAGCGACGGTTCATGATAACAATAAATGGAATCTCACCGGCATTCAACCAGCGTCCCACCGTTATCCGGTTTCGCTTCATGCCAAGCTTAGCGAGCAATCGAGTTGCCTCAAGCACGCCAATCAAGTCGTCGTCTTTGTACACCTTTTCTTTCATGGAGGATCCTTTCAAAAAAATAGGACACTGAGCGGAAACCCCAGTGTCCTGTACCTGTGTTTCCCTAACTATACTTAGTGTAACACAGTATTTCGTATTTGTCAAGTCTTTTTTTTATTTATTTTTTTTTGCCGTCTCTGGCCACCTCCTTGCAGATGCGTTTTTCCAGATAGTTCGAAATGAGGAAAGTTTATATCCTTTTGCTATATCAGGGTTCTCTTTCTTCCATTGCGAGAAGGCCTTCCCAACCGTTATCTCTTTGGGATTGCTCATGCCACTCAGCGTCTTTACCACAAAGTCTTTCGCAGATATAGTCCGTCTTGCTTTTGCCTTGTCTTCAGTAGGATCGAATTCCTCTTCAGCGGCAGCGGTACGATAAAAGCGTTGAAGTGCCGCTTTCACAAACGGAATCTTCTCAGCAGTTGGTTTTTCACGCACATCGAAAGGGGAATCAAATCTTCCGACAACACTGCCCCCCGTCTGATTCCACGCCCACTTGGCAAACTCCTGATATGTCCGAAATCCGCCGGCTCGATAGATTTGCTGGTCTATAACGGTTCGTTCCCGGAAATGATCCCAAGGGTTGCTTCCTGTCATAAGATCGAATGCGGCTCGCCCCACCTGCAACGCAGGATTCAGAGACCCGGGCTCAAACGGCATTGACCCACCAACGACACTAAGGGCTTGTGCTATACCCTTGTTCTGTTCCTTGGACCCGATCATGGACCAAATAATACCGTGGAGCAATTCGCCAAAGTGATCCTGAGGCAAAGGAACCCACGTAACGTTTGTGCCGTCAAACGAAATCGGGAGCACATGCATTCGCTTCTTCTCCCAGTCCGGAATAGCACGGAACGCTTTTTGATATTCTTTTTCTTCCGGATCATCAGGTTCACCATACTGCAACCAGAGCATTGCCATGGTTGGTAAAATGGTGTAGACCATTCGTCTTGCAAAGTATGTCATTGGCGAGCGACGGATGTCTCTGTAGGTTGCTTCCAGCCCTTGTACTCCAGCGTTGGAGTACAGGAATATCATGTTCGTCCACTTGGTATATTCACCGCCGGCAAGAAAGTCTGCAGAGGATATAACGCCACGCATAATGTCACGCATATCGTATTGCGAAGTGAGTCCCTTGCGTTTCATATACTCGTATCCGGCTGCTTTGCCCCAAGTCTCAACCATCTGATTAAAATCCTCGAATACGAACCGGGCGACACGACGCCACATCCCTTCCGCCTTCTTTTCACCAACACCGTATTCAGCCTGTAAGCGCTCATATTCATCAACCCCGGTGGTCTCACGGGCTTTCCATTGTCTGTCAGGGATAAGCAACCCCTGTGTAAGCAACTCACGAACCAATGGGGTAGATTCTTTCTTCACCGCATGATACCACGCATCCTTGATAGTGCGGATGTACGACCTAGCCAGATCTGGTGCAAGCATGATTTCAGACATGAGTTTGCCATCCGTTGGTATGGCATTCAATGTTTTGCGCGCGTCTTTCTGGACGTTCCATATGGAGAAGAACGGATTATTAGTAGTAAACATGCGCTTGAATATGCCTGTGACAAAATTGGCTGCCTCAAAAACTACGCTTGCTTGATACGGATCACGCTTGAACAGATCCGCAACCTGAGGACGGACATAAACCCCTTTAGTGACTCCATTCTCATTGTAGAGCATAGTACCCCAACGTTCTTTGTTGGGATGATCCAAAATATCTATCACGCCTTTCTTTGGATCAAATTTCGAATCGGCTTCCATGATGTTTTCAGAGTCAAATTCATTCAGAGCCTCAATGGAATCAAGCTTCGCCTTATTCACCTGAGCGGCTAACATCAAAGATGCGTCCTTGTGGATAGTCGCAAACAAGGGATTCATGATAGATTCAATGGTACCAAACTGTTTCACAACGACCGCATTGTATTCGGTGCCGGACAGGTATGCTTTGAAATGCTTCTGCACATCGAAGGATGCATAGGTGTCATTGTCCTCAATTTGCTTCATGAGCTCTTCAGAAAATATCTTGCTTTCTTTGAGCCGTGGGAATACCGTCTCCTGTCTGATCTTATGATACTCAGCCACGGCATTCTCAAGAATCTTGTACTTATCTGCGCCTATCTTCTTCTCAAGCTCTTTCAGCGTCTGATCTGCATATTTGCCGGAAAGCATACCGGGGTTAGCCATGTCTTGACGATCCCCGGATGTGCCTGCACGGCGGAGCATCATATATGCGCCAACTTCTTCCCACGCTATCCCCGCATTCTCTAACGGATTCTTCACACGAACGTCTATATCCCTTTGGAACTGCGTTAACGGGGCAGACATATATGATATGTCTTTGACCGATTGCCGGGCGCTTCGGGGTAAATACGCCGTCTTATCGACAAATTTATAGAGTATCTCCCGGGCAACCTCATGCCGATTTCGGGGAAGACGGTCAGAATTGGCTTTCTCAATAGCCTCGTCACGAACGATAGAGTCACGGGACATCATGTCCAGAGATCTCTGCAACCATTCCTCCGGGCCGGTCTTAGCCCAAAGAGTCTTCTGCACTTTCTTGTAAGACTCGGACAGATTATGCAAGTCAAGGAACTCTTTAAACAGGGAATAAGCATGTGGCGCTTTTTCTGCAACCATCCGTGGCGCATTGAATATGCCGCTTATGAAATCCGCATACAATTCTTCAGCAGACTCACGATATTTTTGATATTTTCTGGAATACCACCCGCCTGTCCAGCCTCCACGCATCTCTTCAGAGACAATGCGAAGTTCCTGCCGGACAGTAGCCTCCATGAATTGAGATGCGACATCAATCATTCGATTTACAGCCTCTTCGCCTGTAATCTCATGTTGCTCTGCGAGTTTATGCGCTACTTTCATAAACATATCGCCACGCATGTCGGGGTCTTTTACTGCGGCAGCAAGCAGGTCCTTGAATTGACGCCCAATCGCCATGATATCGTACAGAGGACTATCCTCCGGAATCATTGTCTCAGTAAGGTAATTATCTGCGTGCCCGATTTCATGAGCCAATGTTCTAGCCGCCCAGTCAATGTCGCGATGAGCAATGGTAAGGTAATGCCTCTTTCCTCTCTTTGCAATCACATGAGTCAACTCTTCGAGGGGGATTCCATTCTCCTCAGCAACACTATTCATAAGCGCATTGATTGCAATCTTGGACGGTCTTGCGCTATATTCCGCCTCATACACAGGCTTTCCTGCAAATATCTCAGAAGAAAGATCTATTCTAGGATCGCTCCCATCTGCTTTACGCCGAAACGCCCCTTTGGATTCACCCCTGTTGAACAGCACAGGGACAATCTTCGGATTCACGCCAAGCATGTCATTGACTATGTCGTATAGTCCGGGCAACGGCACACGCAGCAGTGCGTCCCGGTCATTTACGTCATGTGTCTGTATAACAGAATACAGGCTCCCATCATCTCTTTTGGACGCGATATCTTTGTAAGTGCCATTGTTGATGTGATACATGATCCTGTTCAAATGCGTCTGAGCCGCATCAAACTTCATATTGCCAATAGCCATAGCCATACGTGTCAGTTCATGCTGAATCTCGTTGGATGCCGGAATATCCTTGTGCGCATCTGCAAATCGTTTCCCATACTCCGTAACCTCGCCCCATTTGCTGCCTTCGATTGAGTCCCTGTCCGCCAACAATCTTGACAAAGCATGGATAGGCTGAAGGGCTCCTTGCCCGTTCAGGACGTGAATGTCCTTGCGCACAGAAGATACGGCATCCGAAACATTGTTAAGCAAATCCCAATACGAACCATCTGTTGCAATTGCATTTGTGACAGGATTTACACCACGATCATTCAATGTTTTTTGGTAGTTGTCTGCTGCGACACTAAACGATGATGACGTACTGTCTTCCTGTACTCCATTAATCTCATCAAGAACACTGCGAAACTGCATGAGGTCGAGGGGCACCCAATCACCAACGGTACCAGTCAATGCCTGCTCCATTCCAGCAGTGATAACACTCTCTTCGCCAGACACAAGATTCTGCATAGATCTGTATCTTGATATTACTCGACCAACTTTCTCGTACTCTTTTAAGAGTGCTGGATTAAATATGATAATGTGACGTACCTTTGAGGACAACCCTTGGCGAACAGTACGCCCAAGCACCTGATCAAGCATAGCCCCTGTCCATGGGACATGCATACTGATCTGTGTTGTCGGAAATTTGCCTGTCTTATCATGCAGCGACAAGCCAGTGCCTCCTTTTGCCATAGTTGCCAGAAGCACTTTTGTCTCACCGCGCATAAATTTATTCTTGTTTGCCGTCGCTTCCCTGTGATTTATTTCGCCGGTATAAATAGAAACACCATGCTTGCTCAATGCGGTTTGCATTTGAGCAATAATCGAGGGTAGAACGTCATTCAGATTATTGCGTTTAAATGCCTGAGCCAAGCGATAAAGAGTCTTGCTTACCCCGGAATTCTTGCCGTAACTCTCGTACATTTCAACGATCTGCTCAGACGTGTATTCCTTTTTATCCACTTCCCACATGTCAAGGCGGCTTTCTGACCGCCCTTCCGTAAATATCACAACACGCTGACCGCTGGCAATCTCTTCTTTAGCAATGTTGATAGCCGTTTGTACCTTTGACCGCTCCACAATTCTGTTCAACATGTTAGCTGTATACATGGCTATCTGCATCGGATTGGCACCAAGTCCAACGGCAAGATTCAATGTATCTTCAGCCCGATTGTAAAGCACAGCCATCTGATGTTCATCGGCAGTTGTCCCATCAGCCGTGACGCCGAATCCTTCAACAAGCCCTTCTTGAATGTCTGGCGAACGTCTAGATATCACGCCTCGATCATACAACCAGTTATAGATCAAAGATGCCCCGACCCTGTTCCCAATGCGCCAATGAACGGTACCGCCTTTACCTACGATCCCTCCGTGCGCCGCAAGGAACGCATTAAA